ACAGATGCATGTCAAGAGAAACAGTTCTGGGAAACGTGGATACCTAAGAAGTCTGATATAAAAATCAGAAGTAAAATACCTAAAGGCAAACTGCAACAAGTAAAGAACGAATTGTGGGAAGACTTGGATGAAGACTTACAGGTATTGCGAGATAGACTGAATGAAAAAAGAAGATTAAAAAGACTTGCACAAAAGCAAGAAGTATGATAAACTCAGACCACTTAATACAAAAACTAAAACCTATAGGAGGAATAATATATGTATGAGTACGTAGAAGGAAAAGCTATGTGGGCAAATATCAGCACACCAAACACTAAGTTTGAGCCACATAAGTATGGAATAGTTGTGCTGACTGATGAAGATACTGCTACTAAGTTAGAGGGTATTGGTTTATCAAGGGTTAGAACCAGAGATGGACAACCTAAGTATGATGAACCGGCTTTCTCATTCAGTAGAAAAGTAGATAGACACGATGGGACAACCAATCCGGCACCTAAGTTAGTTGACAATGATGGCAACCCTTTAGATGTTAGTGTTGGTAATGGCTCAGAAGTTACTGTGAAGATTAAACCCTACACAGGAAAGTATGGTACATTTGCAGAATTAATAGCTGTGAAGGTTACTGATTTAGTTGAATACACTGAACCTAGTTCAGATAACGAGGAGTTTTAATTATGATTATTACTATTAAAAATGATGATGGTGAATCAGTCTATGATGTTTCAAAGATTGAGAACGAAGAGAGCAAAGCCGGTGCTAACATATCTATCAGTAAGATAGGTACGTTGAATGTACTAGTTGAAGCTTTAAACTTTGCTTCACAAGGACACCAGAATAATCTCGAAGCTATCCTAAAGGAAAGCCCAGAGGCAGTTGTAGAACAACCAGAAGAAGAAGTAGTAGACTCAGAAGACGAGTCTTAATTGTGTAGTGAGGGCTAACATGGATAAAACTTGGGATAAGTTACATCAACCTTGTCCACTTTGCGGAAGTAGTGATGCTGTAGGAATCAACGAAGATGACTCAGCAAAATGCTTTAGCTGTGGAGAGTTTATGCCTAGCTATACTAAAGCATGTGGAGGAAAGGATATGCAAACAATAACAACAACTCAGACTAAGCAACCCGATATGGTAGATGAAGGAAAGTTTTCAGCCTTAACAGACAGAAAGATTTCTATGCCAACTGCTCAGAAGTACGGGGTTAAATGTGTACATGACTTACAAGGTAATGTCGTTAAACATTTTTACCCTTACTACAATGGGCATGAACTATCAGCTACTAAAGTTAGGAACTGTAAGGACAAAGACTTTTATGTCTCCGGAAGTTATAACGATACAGGGTTGTTTGGTCAACAACTTTTCAAAGGTGGTAAGTATGTTACTGTCACCGAAGGAGAGTGTGATGCTATGGCTACCTATGAACTGCTTGGTTCTAAGTGGGCTGTAGTATCTATCAAACGTGGTGCCAACGGTGCAGTCAGAGATATCAAGGAAAGCTTAGAGTTCTTTGATAACTTTGAAAATGTCATCATTGCTTTTGACAAAGACAAAGCCGGACAAGAAGCTAGTATAAAAGTTGCAAGACTTTTCAAGCCCGGCAAGGCTCGTATAGTTACACTACCTAACGGTTGGAAAGACCCTAACGATATGCTTAAGAACAACAGACATAAAGAGTTTGTTGAAGCATGGTGGTCAGCTAAAGTTTATACTCCATCTGGGGTTATAAATGTATCTGAACAACGTGAGAAGTTTCATAACCGTGAGAAGAAAGAAAGTGTTCCTTATCCTTATGAAGGACTGAACAAGAAATTGTATGGTCTAAGGCAAGGAGAATTAGTAACTCTTACAGGTGGTACAGGGCTTGGAAAGTCTAGTGTTACACGTGAACTTGAACATCATCTTATTAAAAATACTGATGATAACGTAGGGATTATAGCATTAGAAGAAGATTGGAGGCGTACCATTGATGGGATACTTTCTATTGAAGCTAACGCTAGGCTCTATGTTGACCAAGTAAGAGACAGGTTTAGTAAAGAAGAACTTGATAAGTTTTTTGATGTACTCTATGATGGTGATAATCGTAATAGGGTATGGGTACACTCCCACTTTGGTACCAACGACATCGATGACATCTTTACTAAGCTTCGTTTTATGATTATAGGATGTGACTGTAAGTGGGTGGTCGTTGACCATCTACATATGTTAGTCAGTGCTGTACATGAAGGGGATGAGAGACGTGCTATTGATACTATCATGACTAGGCTGAGAAGTTTAGTAGAAGAAACAGGTGCCGGTATTATTTTAGTATCACACTTGAGACGTGTTGATGGTAACAAAGGACATGAGAACGGGATTGAAGTATCTCTTTCTCACCTAAGAGGTTCCAATAGCATTGGACAACTGAGTGATTGTGTGATAGCATTAGAACGTAATCAACAATCAGATGACCCTGATGAAGCTAGGACTACGAGACTTAGAATCTTGAAGTCTAGATACACAGGCGATGTCGGTATGGCTTGTAGAGTAATCTACGATGCTGAAACCGGTAGACTATCTGAACTTACAGATGAGGACATAACCTTTGATGCTAGTTTAGATGAGGCATTTTAATGGACTTAGTATTTGACATAGAAACAGATGACCTAAAGGCAACTAAGATACATTGTATCGTTGCTCAAGATATGGAAACGGGAGAGATATATAAATATCCACCGAACAAACTATCAGAAGGTTATGAACTGTTAGCTAATGCAGATACTTTAATAGGACATAACATCATCGGATTTGACATACCTATGGTAGAGAAGTTTGGTGATGTTGACTTGTCTAAGATACCGGTCATTGATACGTTAGTGTTATCAAGATTATTTAATCCTAACAGAGAAGGCGGACATAGCCTTGAGAAATGGGGATACAAGTTAGGCTACCATAAGATAGAGTTCTCAGACTATCTTAATTATTCTAAGGAGATGATGGACTATTGTGTTAGAGATGTACAACTCAACGCTGTAGTACTAAAGAAACTTAGAGAGGAGAGCAAAGGCTTCTCCAAACAATGCATAGCTTTAGAACAAAGCATAGCTAGAATAATAAAACAGCAAGAGGTAAACGGATTTAAGTTTGATTTACAATCAGCCTTGATGTTACTTGCTGAACTCAGAGAAAAGAAACAAGCAATTGAAGATGAAGTTCATGGTACATTTAAACCTAAATGGGTGGATGATAAGTTAGTAAAACCTTACATTAAAAAAGATGGGGACTTATCTAAGCGTGGACTTACAGATGATGAGTATCAAAGATGTATAGATACAAATAACTTTGAGCCTTTTATGAGGCAGAAGTTAGTTGACTTTAATCTTGGTAGTCGTAAACAAATTGGAGAATATCTTATTGACTTTGGTTGGAAGCCTGAAAGGTTTACACCTACAGGACAACCAATAGTAGATGAGAAAACTCTATCAGCAATCACACACATACACGAAGCTAAACTTATAGCAGACTTCTTACTGCTTCAAAAACGTATAGCTCAAGTTGATTCTTGGGTTGAAGGAGTACAAGAAGATGGCAGAGTACATGGCTTTGTAATACCTAATGGTGCTATCACAGGTAGGATGACTCATAGAAATCCTAACATGGCACAAGTACCGGCAGTCTATAGCCCATACGGAAAAGAATGTAGAGCTTGTTGGACTGTAGAAGAAGGTAATGTTTTACTTGGAGTTGATGCTTCTGGTCTTGAGATTAGAATGTTGGCTCACTATATGAACGATGAGGAATACACAAATGAAATCATTAACGGAGATATACACACCTCTAATCAAAAACTTGCACAACTTGAATCAAGAGATAAGGCGAAGACATTCATCTATGCACTCATGTACGGAGCCGGAGATGAAAAACTTGGAAGCGTGGTTGGAGGAACTACAGCAGATGGTAAAAGAGCTAGACAATATTTCTTTGATAATAAACCTACATTTAAATCTCTTAGAGACAGAGTACAAAGAGCATCAACAAA